CTCATGCGTGCGCGCCGCAGAAATCTGACACCGTTTTTGAAAGCCAATCGCAATGGGCCGAAAACCGAAACCAACCGCCATCAAGATTCTGGAAGGCACCCAACGCGGCCCGGCCAAACGCGAACCGTCCGCGCCGCCCGGCACGCCGCCGATGCCGGAACGCCTGGCCGTTGAGCCGATTGCGGTGGCCAAGTGGCACGAACTCGTTGACATCCTTGCCAGTATGGGAGTGCTGACCACGGGCGACGGCGAAGCGTTGGCCACGCTGTGCGAAGTCCACGCAGCTGCTCAAGCCTGCCTGCTTGAGCTCAGGGCCAGCGGCCCAACAATCAAAACGGATCTCGGTGGCGTAAAACCGAATCCCGCCGGCAGTCTGTATCGCGGGCTCGTCGTGTTGCAGGCCAGTCTGATGGGTGACTTTGGGCTGACACCGAGCAGCAGGGTGCGACTTGGGACGAAAGCCGAAACGCCCAAAGACGATCTTGAAGCGTTCTTTGCCTCAGAAGGTGCCTAGTCTTTCGCCGGCTGGCGAGGCTAAGTACCGACGAGTGGTGCGGTTCTTTGAGGGTGTGCTGCGTCACTCAAAAGGACAGCACGCAGGCGAGCGATTCACGCTACTGCCGTGGCAGCACGACATTTTCCGCGAGCTCTTCGGCAGGCTGAAACCCGATGGCATGCGGCAGCGCCGAGTGGCCTACATTGAGGTGCCGAAGAAGAACGGAAAGAGCACGCTGCTTGCTGGCATCGCCCTGTACATGCTATTGGCCGACGAGGAGCCAGGGGCCGAAGTCTACGGGGCATGCACTGACCGAGAATCCGCTGGCATCATCTACAGGGAGGCCGCAGCGATGGTGCGGGCTTCGCCTGCCCTGTCCAAGGTGCTTGAGGTGGTGGACTCGCGGAAGACGATCATTCACCGGGCCAGCAACTCGTTTTACCGGGTGCTGAGTGCCGATGCGTTTCGGGCTGAAGGGCTGAACATTCACGCCCTGCTCTTTGACGAGCTCCACGCCCAACGCGATCGCCGCCTGTGGGACGCGCTCAGGTACGGCGGTGCTTCCCGCCGGCAGCCGCTGCTGCTGTCCATCACCACGGCCGGGGAGTTGGACCGCAAGGCTCTGTGGTGGGAACAGCGAACGTATGCCGAGCGGTGCAAGGCAGACCCAAAGCTAGACCCGGCCTTCTTCGGCTGTGTGTTCAAGGCCGACGAAGCCGATGACCCTTTTGCAGAGGCGACGTGGCACAAGGCTAACCCGTCGCTGGGGCACACCATCACGCTGGAGTCATTTGCGGCAGACGCACTAGAAGCCAAGAACAGTCCTTCAAAACTCAATTCTTTCTTGAGATATCGGCTTGACGTGGCCACGGCGTCAGACGTGCGATGGATTCTGCCCGACAAGTGGGCTGCGTGCGGCGGCGAGTTGCGACCACTCGACGGCCGCCAGGCGTACGTTGGACTGGACTTGTCGAGCACCACGGACCTGACCTGCGCCGTGTATCTCTTTCCTGACGATGATGGCACCTTTGACGTGCTGCCATTCTTTTGGGCTGCTTCCGAGAACGCCCAAGGCCGGGCACACCGGGATAAGGTGCCCTATCTGGACTGGGCCAAAGAACGCAACGAGTACGGGCCGCTGCTACGGCTCACGGACGGCAATGCCACCGACTACGACACCGTGCGGAGAGACATCAACGAAATCAGCAAGCGTTTCGTGATTCGGCAGATGGGAATTGATCCCTGGAATGCCCAACACGTCGCCCAGCAACTGCAAGCAGACGGCTATGACATCGTAGCCTTTAGGCAGGGCTTCGGCTCAATGTCGAGCCCAGCCAAGTTCTTGGAGACGTTGGTTCTCGGAGGCAAGCTGCGGCACGCCAATAACCAACTTCTCGGATGGATGGCCAATAACGTCGCCATTGAGATGAACCACGCCGGCGACATTAAGTTGAGCAAGAGCAAGAGCACCGAACGCATTGACGGCATGGTGGCACTCGTGGAAGCAGTTGGCCTGTGGCAGACGGCAACCGCACCGAAGCCAGAACAAACCTGGGACATCCACACGATATGATCGCCAACGCCGAGACGCCCGAGAAGTCGTACCGCATCATTGATCTGCGTGGCTCGTACGGCGACGGGTGGAGCGAGTCACCTGCTCGAGGCCCGGCCGGGGTTCGCATCACGCCTGAAACGGCGCTGATGTGCTCGGCGGTGCTGGCCTGCGTGCGGCTGATTGCCGAGAACGTGGCCACGATTCCGCTACACCTGTATCGGCGTCTGCAAGAGGGCGGCAAAGAGCGTGCCCGCGATCTGCCGCTGTATCGGATTCTTTCGCAGGCACCCAACGGCTGGCAAACGTCGTTTGAGTTTCGCGAAATGCTGACGGCCCACTGCCTGCTGTACGGCAACGCCTACGCTGAGATCCGCAGCGGTTCCGCCGGGGCTGTCACTGAGCTCTGGCCGCTGCACCCCAGCCGCATGACGGTGAAGCAGCTGGAGGACGGCACGCTGCGTTATTGCTACCGCGAGCAGAACGGCACCGAGTCTTACTACCGGCAGGATCAGATTTTCCACCTGCGGTGGCTGAGCCAAGACGGCGTGACTGGAATGCTGCCCATCACGCTCTCGCGTGACGCTATCGCCCTGGCCCAAGCCCTTGAGGCTCACGGCGGATCGTACTTCGGCAACGCCTGCCGGCTGTCGGGGCTGATGGAAAGCGACAACCCGATCACGGTTGAAACTGCCGAGCGGCTGCGTGAGCAGTTTGAGAGAATTCACAGGGGCGCTGACCGGGCTCATAGAACGGCCGTGCTGCCGCAGGGCGTGCATTGGAAGGACGTGCAGGCGTCCAACGAGGCGAGCCAGTTCCTTGAGACGCGGGCCTATCAGACGGTTGAGATTTGCCGTGCGTACCGGGTAGACCCGTCGTATGTGCAAGACAAAACCAAGGTTGGCTACGCAAGCCAGGAGCAGGCCGCCATCGACTTGGTGCAGCAGACGCTGTTGCCGTGGTTCCGCCGTTGGGAATCCGCCATCACACGCGACTTGGTGACGCAGGACGAGGTGTACTTCGCTGAGTTCGATACCCGTGGCCTGCTGCGTGGCGACTTGGCCGCCCAAGGTGCATGGCTGCAGACAATGCTCACGACCGGCATCTACAGCGTCAACGAGTGCCGCGAGGTTCTGAACATGAACCCGATTGGCCCAGAAGGCGATCAGCGGTACATGCAGATGAACTTGACCACGATGCAGGGCATCGCGGCCGATGCCAGCGTTGGTAATGCTGGCGAGCCTGCCCCGGCCGACAACCTGCCCGTGTCGTACACCGACGACTTGCTCAATGGCGTGACGCCGCCAGAAGGTGCCGTTAATCCTGTTAGCCCGGTGCCGCGTTCTGCCCCAGACGCCGTGGACGTTGGCGACTTTGTGTCGTGGAATTCGTCGGGCGGCCGTGGTCGTGGAAAGATTGACCGCGTGGTGCGCGACGGCACGATCAACGTGCCGGGCAGCAATTTCAATATTGAGGGAACTGCGGACGATCCAGCTGCGCTAATCAGCGTCTACCAAGAAGTTTCAGGCGGCTGGAAGAAGACCGACACGCAGGTAGGCCACAAGTTCTCAACGCTGACGAAGATTGACCCGCTGCCGCCCCCGCCGCCTGAAGAGAAGGCGAAGCCAAAACGTGGGAGCCGCAAGCGTGGCTAAGTACGACAACATCGACTTCACGCCACCTGATGGTGTCCGCAAGGAGGCCTCCAGAGGGCTGGCATGGCGCGACGAGTTCAACCGTGGCGGAACAGGCATTGGCGTGGCCCGTGCCCGTGACTTGTCCAACGGCACGAATATCAGCCCCGACACTGCACGCCGCATGGCGTCGTATTTCGCTCGTCATGAGGTGGACAAGAAGGGCCAAGGATTCCAGCCAAGCGAAGACGGGTTTCCCAGTGCTGGGCGTATCGCCTGGGCTCTGTGGGGCGGCGATCCCGGCCAGGCATGGGCAAACAAACTCACTCGGCAGATGGATGCCGCAGACAACGAGGGCCGAAACATGAACATTGAAATGGAACGCCGCTGCGTGGCTCTTCCGCTGACGCTCGAAACCCGAGAAGCCGGCAAGGCGTATATCGGGGGCTATGCGGCCAAGTACAACGTACGCAGCACGATGCTGGGCACGTTCCGCGAGCAGATTATGCCGGGGGCGTTTACTCGTGCCCTCAAAGAACAGCCACACCCAGTGGTTGCCCTGTGGAACCATGACCAAAACTTCGTCCTAGGCTCAACTCGCAGCGGCACTCTGACGGTGGACACCGATGACGAGGGCATGCGGTACAGCGTCGAGGTGCCCGACACGCAGCTGGGCCGGGATCTCTCTACGCTCATCGCTCGAGGTGACGTGTGGGGCTCAAGCTTTGCTTTCGTCATTGGCCAGGAGTCGTGGGACAAAGACGAAGACGGCACGGCAATCCGCAGCGTTCATGAGGTGGAAGGCGTCTACGACGTTTCCCCAGTGCTGACGCCAGCGTATGAGCAGGCCACCACTGGCGTAGCGGTTCGCAGCTATGAGCGGTTTCTACAATCGCACCGACCGGCGCTGAAGCTGCCGGAACTTCGACGGGATGCGAAGTCCGAGAAGGCGATTCGTAGGTTTCTGAGGCAGCATGGCCACAAAGTCGGGTGATGTTTGCGGCCACTGCCGCTCTGCACGTCTTGGCGTGTATGCGTCTGTGGAAAAGGCGAACGTCTGTACGCGGTATCTGCGGTGCCCGAACTGCCGGCACACTGCGAAGCAGTGCGTGAAGTCGTGCGAGATTCGCCGGCGCTCGTTACCTAACTAGGTAACTACTCGCAGCACGCATTCTGCAAGGAGTGCCAGCCAAGGCTCTACCGTGCGAATAGGTCACCACCTACCGCACACAGGAGCCACACACATGGCCGCCAGCAAGGTCAAAGAACTTCTCGACGAACTCGCCGCCACTCTCGCTGAGCTCGGCATGCTCGATGAAGAGGTTGCTGCTGACGAGGCTGTAGAGAACGCCGATGGCATGCCCGTTGAGGGCGAGCGATCCGCCGTCGAGGCCGTCGAGGCCCGCCAGGCCAAGTACGACGCACTGCTGGCCAAGGCTGAGCGGATCAAGGCCGCCATTGCCAAGAGCGAGGCCGCTGAGGCCCGCAAGGCTGAACTGCTCAAGGTTCTGCACCGCGCTGCACCCGTGGAGACAACCGACGTGAAGACCCGCATCGAGCCCATTTCGACCCGTGGCTACAAGCCCGGCATCTTTGAGTCGCCCGAAATGGCCCACCGCTGCGGCCAGTGGCTGAAGGCTCACTTCGGTGACCGGAACGCCCGGCAGTGGTGCTCGGACCACCTCGGCGCTGAGTACCGCGACATGGGCGGCCAGGTGAACAGCCTCGGCGGTGCCCTCGTGTTTGAGGATTTCAGCAATACGATCGTGAGGTTGGTTGAGCGCTTCGGCGTGGCAATGAATGTTTTCCAGAACGTCACCATGTCGAGCGATACCCTTCTCGTCCCGCGCAGATTGACGGGCGTGACCTCGTATTGGTTGGGAGAAAATAGCACCATCACGACGAGCGACCCGACCGCGACGATGGTGCAGCTGGTTGCCAAGAAGCTGGCGTGTGCCACGAAGGTGAGCAACGAGCTCCTAGCCGACAACGCGATTTCGGTTGCGTCGTGGCTTGCCCAGGAATACGCCACCTCGCTGTCGGGTGCGATTGACGATGCCGCGTTCAACGGCACCGGCACCAGCACCTACGGCGGCATCCGTGGCCTCGTGCAGATTGATGACGGCACGCACACCGCGTCGATTGCAACGGCA